TTCTACTTAACACACTTGGGTATGCTCCTTTGTCTCCCCTACTTATCATTGACTCTCCCATTTCAGAAGGATTGACAGGTTCTTTAAGACCTTTATTGTAAGCTTCTTCAGAATTAACCTTTCTTCCACTTGACTTCTTGTAGACCTGTAATGACCAATAATGATGACAGTTCTTACCGCCCTTAAATTTTAGCAAACTATAATTCTGTTTGTTATGACCTAATACATTATTAACACCTCTAAAAGACATCATATTAATATCTTCTTTTCTAAAGACAACCTTATTACTTGTTAAAGACTCCATCTTCTTGCAGAAATCTCTACTATCAGCAGACTTTCTAACTGGTTCGTAAGAGTATCTAACTTTATAGATAGCATCATCTTCTTTTGATGTTTTATCAGAATACTTGATTTCAGCCATTTTAACGGACTCATCTTCCTCTTGGTATATCTCACTATGGATTAACTTCCAATCATCGCTTAAAACCTCTCCTAAGCCTTCTAATTGAGAATACAAGTCTTCTCCTTCTTCATCTGAAAAGTCTCCACTTGGTTCATCAGCAGATAACTTCTCTCCAGTTTCTTCTTCTCTCTTGATTTTAGTCTCGATATTATCTAACTCTGTAAACTCAATAGGTTGTAATGTTGTAAAGTATAAGTCTTGGTGTATATTGTTAAATTCAAGTATCTCTGTTAAGCCATAAATAACACCATCTTGTAACGGTCTTATAATAACATTATCCATTAATACTGAAGCAGTACGTAATTCCTCTGCATTGTTACCAAATCCTGTATTATCTTTAATACCTAGTAAGATAGGAGAAACAATACCGTGTCCTAACATAATCTTTTCTCTTGCTTCATCAGATAAGAACTGATATTGAGCGTGAGCATCTGGTAAGTGAATAGCCTCTATATCTGCTTTTGTTTCAGCAGACTCGTTAAATGCAATAATAGCTTTACCTGTATTTGAACTACCAGAAAACTTTTGGTTTATCTTAGACTCTATGGATTGTTGTGTTTCAGCATTTGGAATACCATTATTAAAGTTTACAAATAAACTTGGTTGTAAACCGTTCTGTATATTAGAGATATGATAGTTAGAAACCTCAGACTCTAACTCAGCATATTGTAGACAAGCTTGGTAATCAACAGTAGAGTAGTAGTAAAAACCACTTCTATAAGGCTTAAAGATGTAAATTTCATTAAGTTGTGTTTTGCTACCGCTACCAAATGTAGGTATTCTCTTAGGATTATCTGAGTTTTTACAATCCTTCCAAGATGGATGATAGTAATAAGCTTCAATCTTTCCTTTAGTTGCTTTTTCAGCTCTCAATGTTTCCATAGGGAAGTGAGATACCTTTAGTATTTTTGTTTTAGCTTTGTTGTATGTTAATTGTAAAGCACCTTGACCTAATAACTTATAATCGTTAACCAATCTCTTAACCTCTCTAGGTCTAAGTAATTGTTTCATTTTAATATAATCAGCAGGAAATACAGATGAATTAGTAGATTCTAATCCTCTACCATAAATCATATCAACAATACCATTAATACACCTACCATTAGTAGGACTATCAAGATACCTTTCAATTAAGTTATCGAAGTAATCATTGTTATCTCCAAAAGAAACCCATTCTTTATTATGAACTTCCTTTATTGAAGGAACTTGGTAAGAAGACATATTAACAACTCTTATGCTGTCTTTGTACTCTCTGGTTATGTTATTTTTCTTTGTACTCATTATATTATGTATGTATTATCGTCTGAATCACTAAAAGGTTTATAGATTGTACCGTTACCTATTTCATATTTATTCACTTCTCTTTCTGTATTCGTTTGAGATGTTACGTATATTTTATCTCTATAGAATAAATTACCCTCATTGGTTATTTCTAAGTAGTAAGTAGAGTCTTCTTGCAATATTGTTGGCAAGAACTTAATCTGTGTAAAATTAGGAATACCATCTATAGAAACACCTGTTATAGTCTCCTCCTTACCATCTCCATCTCGTCTTAAATTTATAGAGTAATTAATACCAGAAATTAATGTAAAACAATCAGAGCTTTCAAAAATACCTCCATCATTCAATGCCCTTGATTTAAGCGAGTTATAATACTCACTTCTTGGTGCTATTGTTATTGTTTTTTCTCCTGCTGTTGGTTGTAGTATTAACATATTGAGATAACTAAAAATTAATATTTTGTTTTAATTAATAAGAAAACCCCACCAAATGGCAGGGTTCAATAATTTAAGATAGGTAATTGTTATACTCCTACAACAACAGTAAATCCAACAGCACTTAACTCTCCGTCAATAAAGTTAGCAGGTGTTTTTTCCATACCAGTAAAGCTTAAAGTGTAACCACTCATATCTCCCATAGCACCACCAGTAACAATAGTACCTCCAGTTACGTCAGCACCGTGTTCTAATCCAGATAAGAATCTATTTCCGTTATTATCCTCAATAATTACGTGAGGTCTTCCGAAAGATAGTAACTTAATTGTATTATGGTCTTCTTTAGTTAATTTTTTAAGAGATAACTCTAATACTTGCTCGAAAGCAGTAGTTCCATTCTCTCTACTTGATTGAATGCTTTCTGTGTACGTTGAGTTTCCTCTAACGTCAAATTTGTAAGCACTTGGAGAACCAACAACAGCATCAATTACATCAGTATCGGTAGCATCATAGGTAACACTTGTTATGTCTCCGTAATTTACGAAGTACACAGCGTTTATTCCTCCAACGCTATCCTTGCAAGGCTCTAACCTTCCGTTTGCAATATCACAACTCATAATTTATATTTTATTTTAGTTAATAAAAAAGGGATAGGCAGTTAAACCGTCTACCCCTTTTTAGTTTTATTTAATTGTTACTATGCAATTCCGTATGTTACGATATCTTCAGCAACTCCGTATTGAACACCTGCAGTAAATCTCATAATTACTCTTACATTTTGAGAACCATCTAAGTCAGCCATATCTAAAACTCTAACTTCTTGAGAATCTGATAATAATCCAGTTCCAAACCATAAATTGTCTTTAGTAGTAGCTACCATCTTGTCAGAAGCTAAACCGTTAGCCATAAATATTTTTACTCCGTCAAAGAATAAAACATTAACGTCTTGGTTGTTTCCTTGTGCCATATAACCAGCAGCTCCTTGACCTCCACTTGCGAATCCACCTAAGCTACGTTTGTAAGCTCTGAATACGTTTTGTGCAACATAAATGTGTAAATCTTCTCTTCCGTATAATGCATAAGGAATAGCATCTACAACTTTACCTAATTCTACAACAACGTTTGCAGCAGTTACGGTAGTTCCAGTTACTTCAATCTTAGCAGCATCAGCAGCTAATAAAGTAGCAAATCCATCAAATGAACCTTCAGCCTCAGCTCCTGCCCAAATGTTTTGTTCGTTCTTTTGTGCAACTTTAGAAGCAACATAACCGATTAAATACTCTTGGAAAGAGCTTGGTAAGTTGTCAAAAGCAGAGTATCCCATTTGGATAGCATCCCAGTCAGAACGGAAATCTTTCTTACATAACTCTAAGTTAACTTGTAACTCTTTAGGTTGTAAGATTCTTTCAGTTAATGTTAAAGCAGATGTATCAGCGAAATCACAAGAACCGTCTTTTACGATACCGTCTAATTCCAATCTTTTTACAACTTCTTTGAATTTCACATTTGGTCTGATAGTTAATCCTCCATTTGCGATTGTGTTACCTGCTAAAAGTGCAGCAGAAATNTATTTTCCTGCANATTCTCCAGCNTAAGTAGTAGTAATACTTGTAGTAGTAGCCATTTTTATATAGTTTTAATTGAATAACATTCTATTGACTCTTTGTTCTGTAGTCATAGATTTGTTTGGGTTTGATAATAAACTTTTTTTAGTTTCGATTGCTTCTTCTGGAGAATGTATTACTTCTTCAGATAATTCAACCTCTTCTTGTGATGATAACTCTTGAGGAACTTCTTTAATATCTGCAGATGATTTATCTTCTATTAAAGCGTTAATCATAGATAGTAATTCTAGTTTAAGTGCTGATAATTCTTCAGATGTAGCGTAACTTGCTATTGGTGCTTCTGCTACCTCATCAACAATCACTTCTTCTTTAGGTTCTTCAGCAAGGATAACTTCCTTTACTTCTTCTTCGATAGTCTCAATCACTTCTTCGGTAGATAATTCTACCACTTCCTCTGCAATAACGTCTTCAACTTTTACCTCTTCTTTAGAAAGGTTTAAAAGCTCTTTTACGCTATTAAGGATTTCTGTTGCTTTCATACTTATTGATTTATATTAATATAACTATTCACACATTTAATGTCTTGTTTTTACTCCTCAGTCTCTTTGTATATCGAGCCTATTCCTTGCTTCCAATACTCATCAGACTTGCATTTCTTACCATCCTTATCGCAATCAATAGAGTAGGTATTCTTACACTTGCAATATACTGCTCTAGCCATCCGATAGTAGTTTTTTAAGTTCACTTAATATACTTTCAGCCTCAACCTCTTCAATATCTTCGGCTCTATCACTAAACATACCTTCAATACTTAATCCTAAGTACTTTCCAGACTTAACATCTTTCCATACCTCATCATTATCTATTTTCATAGTTACTGCCCAAGCACCTACCACAGCGTTTAATCCATATAAAGCAGTCTTATCTTTCTCTGGGTCTTCTACTATCCAAGACTCTATTACAGATACACCATTTGTCATTTGCTCATCGTGTTCTAATGTAGCATTGTTAAGTTTAAGACGTTTTAAGTATAGCTCAGAAGCCTTTCTTACAGTTTCCTTAGAGAATATAATATTGTACTCAGTCTTTCCGCTACGTCTATAAATAGGCTTATCTGGAACTAAAGCAAGACCAACTATAATCCTTTTCTCAGTATCTACTGTTTTAAACTCTACCTTGTGTTTACTTAGTGCAACAAAGTTTTCTTCTATTGCAGGAAATTCAACTAAAGAGATAGCTTCTATTCCATCTTCTTCTCTAGTATCATCTATAAATAGTTCAAAAGTTTCTAATTCGTTCATATCTAATTATTTTATATTGTGTTAACTTTATTAATTATAATTGTTTTATTTTAGGTACTTGCTGCTGTTGATATAACACCATCTAATTGCTGTTGGTTAGTTACATCTCTAGCTACAACATAAGCTCTTAAAGGCTGGTCAAATTGTGATTGTATAGCACTTAATAGTATGTTATCACTAGACCTTCCGACTATGTTAAACGAAGGTTCTGCACGAGCATCCCCACTACCTCCAGCTCCACTAGCTGTACTTATTGGCGTCTTAGATGATGAGGATTGAAATTTCTGTCTTGAAATAGCAGCTACTTGAGCTAAACCGAAAGCTATTGTTGGTATTGCATTAGCTAACCTAGCAAAGAAGTCCCCTTTAGAGTCAGCCATAACACCAATAGCAGCAGAAGCGGTGTCCATTAATGCGTTTGCAATTCTAGCAGCCTTATTCATTTTAAACTTCTTTCTTTCTATAGCATCTTGTTTTACTCTTAATTTTTCATCATTTTGTGCTATTTCTAACTGAATAGATGCTCTTTGTTCTTTAGATAGGTTTTCATTATTTAACCTATTATTAAGCTGTGTATTTAAGGCATTAGTTTTGTTTTGCTCGATAGTTAATTCCCTGTCAAACTCAGCGTTTGCGAAATCAGTCATAGCACCTAATATTTCTTTACTTTTATCTATAAAATCCTTCGCATCCTCTAATTTAGAGTCTAGCATTAGATTATCTAAATCCCCTTTTATTTTATCTGCTATTATCTTCTTAGCTTCATCACTTAGCTCTAAGTCAATGTTTGTATCTATATTTAAAGGGTCTTTTTTTAAGTCTACACCTACAGCATCCGCTACAGCATCTAGGACTTTCTTCATCTTCTTTTTATTTTCCCCTATATCAATAGAGTCTAATCCAAGAACATCTACCTTATCTCTTGGGTCTCCTTTACCAGTTATCTCATTAATTTTCTTCTGAGTTTCTTCTATATCTTTACCATATTTTATATAATCTTCAGAGGTTTTTGATAGTGTTTTTTGTATAGCTATCTGCTCGGATTTTAGCTTTTCAAGACCTTTTAAAGAGTCTTTTTCGGCAGCGGTAATAGCTTCTTTATTTTTTCTATAGGCTTCAAGTTCTTTTAAAGAGCCACCTATTATATCTACCTCTTCTTTTCTTAACTCATTTTGACTAGAATTTATCTCATTTAAATTTTCCGTATTCTTTATAACCGCCTTAAGGTAACCCTCAGCCCTAACGCTTTGCTTATCACTTTCAGCATTGTAAGCTTTTTGATTACTTATTTTTAATCTTTCCGCAGACTCTCTTTTTTCATCTAAATCGTTAAGGTCTTCAGATATCTCTTTAAGTCTTTCTTCGTTATCTATTTTCTTTGCATCTAAATCTGACTTAATTTTAGATAAAGCTATGTAGTCTACTATCTTTTCGTTACTCTTTTCTTGAGTTAAGTAAAGAGCAGATAACTCCTTTTCCAATCCTATAAAACCCTCAGACATAGCTTCTGTGGACTCTGTAACTTTTTTAGCTCTATTTGAATACCAATCAAACAAAGCTATAACTCCTTGAAAAATAACTAATAAACCAGCAGGACCGACAAGACCACCAAGTAAACTACCTACCGCTCCTTTAAACCCAACGGTCTTACCTGTTGCTTCGTCAGTCTTCTTAGACATAAAGAACAAGTTAGATGCTAATTGCTGAATGTTATTCGCCATACCTCTAATACCGTAAGGTGCATCAGAAAAAACCCTACCAAGTTCTAAGGTAGCAGAAGTAGAAGCCCCAGTATCACTACTAAGTTGCTTCATTTCTTTAGCTGTCCTTTTTGTAGATTTATCTACCTTAACACTTGAAGACACTAATCCTTTCTCTACTAAAATCCTATTCTGTTGAGCTTTAGCTAAATCTCTTTCTGCTTGAGCTATTTGTTGTAATGTAGGCTTATAATCTTTATGAGTTTTATCTAAACTCTTTAAAGAGGCATTTAACGAATCTAGTTTAGACTGTGCATTACCCTCGATTATCTCAACTTCTAAAATTACCTTCTTATCTGCCATTTGTTAGTTTTTTTCTTTTAATAATTGTTTTTACTTCCTTAAACGATGAAGGTAATTCGTGTAATCCCTTTGCTATATTGATATCCATATCATCAATTAGCCATTCCTTGTCTCTTAGTAATTCTAAAGTCTCTCTTACCATTATATTTAAAATTGTACAGTTATTATATTTGAAATTGGAGACACATTTCCTGCTGCATCTGTTGCGTATAATGCAACTTTATAAATAGTTTGTTGGAATAAACCAGTAAACGTATAGGTTGTTACATTACCTACGGTAGTATAAAAATCTTGTTGTAAATCTATAATATATCCAGTAACGCCTACATTGTCCGTACCTGCTGTCCAAGTTATACTAAAACCATCATTTGTTTCAGAGCCTTGAACTAAAGACAGGTTAGTAGGTGCTGTAGGTGGAACTAAATCAATGACTGACGGTGCGTAATCTGAAAGTAATTCAAGTTGTGATTTACCGTTATGCATATTAGTCTCTATTGAGTTAATCTTATAAGATTTACCAGAAACTATAAACCTATCTCTAAGAGTATATTTTAAAAGAACCCTTAAAGGCAAGTACGCAGTCATCTTGGTTAACCTATTAGTTTTATTGAATACTCCAGAAATATAATTACTGTGATAGCTATTAAATAATGATTTTTTATTAGGAGTTAATTCCCATTCATCAGATTCTGGACTAAAGTTAATAGATTGTCTGTCAGTAAATACTGGCAAACTAAGATTAGAGTTTGCAGGTGCAAAGTAATTCTCTATTTTTACGTGACTATCTGGTTCATTATTTCCATCAACAATGTCAACAAAAGATATATCTGCAGTTTGTCTTGCAATATAAAAAACAAGTGGCTTACCAATATAACTGTCTTGATTGTTGTCTACAGAAAAACCCCATTGAATATTTGTTGTAGGAAAAGAAGGGCTTGCTGTTTGGTTTATATCAATTAATCTCTCAAACTTCATATGCTCAAAAGGTATTTTATACTTATAGATACCACCAGTAAATATACTACTGTCCTCTGTGTTATATTCCTCAGTTCCCCATTCCTCATTAAATAGTTCGTTATGTCTTTTAGTTAAGAAAGAACCTAATCCTTCGTAACCAAACACTATTTCTCTAAAAGGTAGCACAGAATTTACTTGACTCTCTTCTACGTCTATGTATTTTGTT